CATCGCCCACCGTGTCGGCCATTTGCAGCCGGACTTTTGTCAGCACCTGGCCGCCATAACCAGAACCTGAGACAACCCCGCCGTTCAAGCCAGAAGCAATCCCCAGGTTGGAGCTTATGCTACCGAGAGAGTAGCTACCTCCTTGCAAGTTAGCCGTCTTGAATTGAGTGCCGCCAACAGAGTTGGTGCTGTAAACACCGCCACTTACTGTGTTGCTGACACGTCCGCCTGAATCTGGCGTGCTAAACAATCCCCCAGTCAGCATCACCCCGGCCACCAGCAGGGCTGCAAAAGCGCCAGACGATGCAATGCCATCGCTCAAGGTGGCGTTGCTCCCCCCGCCTGCCCCGCTATTGAGGCCGTATCCGTTGACCTGGCCTAGATTCACGGCTTAGGCCCCACGGCTACGGTGGCAGTCACTTCAGCCCCTAAAGAAGCCACAGCTTTTTGCAAGTACGCTGCTGCCAGTTGCGCATTGCCCGCAAACTCCGCGTCTTTGCTGTACGCCCGTGACAACACAATATCCAGCACGTCATCGGCGTAGATGTCGGGCACGCTCAGATTGCCGGTGACTTGCAACCAGGTCGCGCCGTCTGTGGGCTCTGCAATGTCGGTTGGATAGGCGCAGTACATCACTTCCAGCTGCGCCAGCGCGGTTGCCGGTGGGTAAACGTAGAACGTCTTCGGGTCGCGCGGGTCGAACATATAGTGCGCGACGTTCACCAGAGGCGTGATGTTGTGCCAGCCTGGTGTTTGGCGGTCCAAAATCTGGCGGTCTACTTTCGTGATGGCCGTCTTGTTGGACGATGCGGCCACGTTGCGCGTGATTTCAATCAGCTTGGCCGGTAGCGGGGTGAGCGCACCGTTGTCCAGGTCTTGGCGCGTGCCCGGGGCCAGCATCATGGTCGCCGTGGTATTCATGGCGTCCGGGCGCACCCGAATAATCGCGCGTTGGGCGTCGTTGAGCCAGCGCACCAGCTCATTGACTGGCCAATGGATGGAGGTCTGATCTTGCAGAATGTCGGCTGCCCGACGGATGATGGATTGTGCAGAGATAGTCATGTGAGTCCTTACGCAAACGGAGCGCGGTTGATAGCCCGCGAGGCGCGGACCCGGCCGATACCCCCATCAATGCGGGCCTTACGGGACAGCTGTGTCGCACGGGCTGCGAAACCCATACCCGACACGGGGTTGGTGAACGCTTGTCCTGGAATCTGCATCAGTTGGCCTACCGCGCCATGGCATACAGGTTCAACCCATAGGTCAAACAGGTCGTCAGGCAGGGACGTAGCCCCCCGTGTAGGGCGCAGAGCCACTTCAACCGTAATGGTGTATGAAGCATCGGGGGTTGGGTACAGTTGCAGCTCTAACTCAGAATCCGTGCGGGTGGTGTAGTACAGCCGGGGGGTTGCTCGGTCGGAGTTGGGGGGTACTGCGGTATCCGCAGCAAGTGATGGAATTGCAGTGCCATCGACCCAGACATTCAAAATGCGGGCGACTTGCAAACTTGTGGGGGCGTCTAGCGCGTAGGCACTGGTCCCTGCCACAGTGGTAAAAGTGTCTAACTTCTCTCGTAGAGCCAGTGAGTCCTCGCAGAACACGATGGCGTAGTCCACGACAGCTTGAGCCATCAACGGTTCTGGGCACCCCATCAGGTACGGAGCGACCCTGGGGAAAAACGATGCGACTGATTTCATAGTAACCCCCAAAAAAGGCCCCGACACTGCGGGGCCTCATTTTAACACTCTAACGTGCTTATATCAATTACTTGACAATGGCAACGACCAGAGCCTCGGGCTTGGCCACCGTGAAGCCGTATACGTTGAGTGAACGGATGTAGTCACCGAAGTCGTTGGGGTTGCGCACCGTCTCCATCTTCGTGATTTGCGAAGCGAAAGTGATGGCCGACTTGTGACCTGCGACCAAGAGGCGGGCCTTCTGGTTGGTGCCGGTGCTGACGATGCTGTTCTCTGAGCCATCCCCGGACACCCAAGGGGTGTTTGCACCTGCAGCGATGGTGGGTAGCTGGTTGGTCACGTATACCGTGAAGCGGTCAATCATGCCAATCTTGCCGTTACGCACCGTGGAGGTTGTATCACCCATGAACTGGGCTTGGGACAAGTTCGACTGCATCAACCAGGTACGGGTCGCAGGGTCAATCAGCAGGTAGCGGTCGCTCTCAGGTACGTTCTGCTCGTCCAGCACCGAAGACATCGCCAAGATGGTAGTCAGCACGTTCGCAGCGGTCAGGGTGACTGGCGTGACGGCCGTTCCCAAGTTGTACGAACCAGAGCGCACGCCGGCGGCTGTGCCGAAGTTACCAACCGCAGGGCCACGGGTCGTGTTCAGCACGGTGTTGTACACCGCATTGCTGTCGATAGCGATTTTCATCTGCTCGCCCGCGTCTGCCGAGAACATATCCAGCAAGTTGGGCTTGGCTTGGTAGTCAAGAACGTCGTTGACCTGGAAGGCGAAAGCCTTGCCTCGGTCGATGTTCATCTCGATGCTGTTTGGCGTAGGAACTTGGTACGTCAGGGGGGTGCCCGCTACGTAGTTCGTCACCGTGATGGTGGGCGCCTGATTGATGATGACCTTGTCACCCATGCCACTGATGTCGCCTTGCCAGTTGGTGTTGGCAATCTCAGCGAAGACGGTGGCCGCGTAGAACTTGGCGTTCAGCTTGGCCGACCATACAGCAGGGATGAACGTACCGGAGTACGCTGGGTTGGTGGTAAAGGGGGCGGCAACGGGGTACGTTGCGACAGCGGTAATAGTTGACATCAAAAACTCCTATGTGCCGCTGCCGGGGTCCGTTGGTGCTATCGCACTCGTCCTTCAGCTAACGCGGCGTTGATAACCTGCTCAATCCGAGCGGCCTCTGCGTCATTGCCCCGGTACTTGCCTTGCCTCACCTCGTTGTAAAACTGGGTAATTTGGGCCTGCGTCACAAACTGTGGCGCGTTCGGTGCGGGTGCCGTAGTGGCTGCCCCTTTTGGGCTGACTTGTTGCTCCAAGGACGCCTTGGGTGTGGCGGTGACTTTGCGAGGTCCGGTGTAGGCTTCAAACACGGCGGCTGCCCGATTCACATCGAGGCGCTGCTGCGCTGCGCGTAGGGCTTCTTGGCGAGGCACGCCATAGACAGGGTCCGCTTCAGCCAGCCAAGTTAAAAAGCCTTGGTCAGCATTGGTTCGCTCCCAGTCCGGGACTTGCTTGGCCAGGCGGTCAAAGAAGGCTTGCTCAGAAGTCATTGCCACTGCTTCGGTTGTGCCGGTCAGCTGCTCTGTCATCTGCGCAATCTTGGCTTCCATCGCCTTAGCTTTCGCTTCAAATTCCTTGGTCGCTTGAGCCAGTGAGGCCGCTGCAACCCTACTCACCATCGCTGTCAAATCGGAGCCAAAATCCTCGACATCCTTGGGATTGACCACCTGTTGGGGCTCCGGCTGGCGCTCTGCTGCTTTACTTACTTGGTCTAGCCGGTCCACGGCTGCCTTTAAGTTGGCTTCCAAAGTGCGAACCTGCTGATGCATGCGCGGAATCTCTGCGTCATACTTCCCTTTCAAGACCGAGTAACGGGCCTCAAAAGGGTCAACAGGCGGGGGTGCTGGGGCCGCCTCGGGCGGTACGACTTGCGGTGCTGGCGTGGGCGGGGCTGCTACTGCATTCACATCCTCCGCTGGTGCCGCACTGGGTGCGTTCGCTGCTGCGAGGGTTGCGTCTGCAGCGTCTAGCGCTGCTTGTACCTGGACTGGCAAAGCCATAAAAATACGCTCCAAGCCGGTTAAACCGGTGTTTGGTCAAAAAACGCTAACGTGCTTACACGCCAACGGGGGGACAAACTAACGCTTTAGGGCATTAGGCGCTTGGTCCATCAACGTCAGCATCGACTGCAGTAGTCCGGCACGCCCTTGGGCTTTGCGGAGCTGGTCAACGTCGTTGGACTGAACCAAGACAGAAAAATCGGCGGTGAGCTTGTACGTTATCCACGCCCGGAGTTTTGTGTTCCGGGACAGTGCGTCAAACAACTCAAGCTCATCATGTTTCACCATACGATAAATACTACCACATTTTTAAACGTGTTAGCAAGGGTTTATTTCTTTTTGAACGGCACAAAGCCTTTGGGCTTTTCACCCTCGGCCTTCTCGCCCTTCGCATAGGCGGCCTTGCCTACCTTTTTCTCGGCTTTTTCTTCCTTCTTGGACTCTTTGCCCTTGAACAAAAACGCGGGTTTGGTTGCCATATAAATCCTATTGAGCTGGTTGAGAAAACGTGTCTGTGGTGGGCGTTCCGTCCGCGAGCATCTTGCCGCTGGCCGAGCCTGGAACCATCTCCCCCTGCTGGGCGGCCACTTGTTGAGCTTGCTGCGCAGCCTGCTGTTGCTGCGCCACTGCGGCGCGGGCTTTGAGGATGGAGAGCGGCGGGACCACTTTGTCCTGGTCCATGTTGAGTGCTTTCGAGACCTCACGCAGCACCGCTGCCCGGCCTTCCACACCCACAATCTGCATATCAATCGGATTGGCCGTGGACTGTAGAAACTGGAGGCGCGCCTGCTGTGCGACTTCTTTAACCTGCAAGCTGAGTGCGCCTCGGGCCACAATCTGCAAGTCGCCTTTGAAATCGGCCTCGGGGTCGAACTGCATTTTGTGGTCGAACAGTCGCTTGAGCTTGGGGGTAGTGATGTGGATGTCGATGCTGGACACGAGGGAGCGAATCACCTTGCTGGCGTTGCCCACCATCATGGACAGACCTGACGCCGTGCGCCCGGCGCCGGGGGTGCCTTCTGTGCCCGTCATGTACCGGGGGATGCCGCTGTACTCGTCGGCCATCAGGCTGAACTTGTCGTAGACCCCCATCAACTCAGCGGCGTTGCTGTTGGGCTGGAAAAATGAAATTGGAGCGGCACTTGACCCTGTGGTGTCGTTGGTGAACTGCCACATCTTCCACGGGAACATTTCAGTCAGCTCCTCACCGGCGGGCATGCGGTCGATGTTGATGGCCACCTGTGGGCCGGAGCTGATGCCGAGGTTGTTGGCCAGAGCGCGGGCGGCCGCGTTGCACATGGACTCGCAGTCCTGAATCAAGTCGTACAGGCTGTTGTGCCAAAAGGCGCCGGGGATGCGGCTGTACCCGTCCGCGTAATAGGGCCGACGTCGCAGTGGGTCGGGGTTGATAACCGCCTTGATGACGTGCTGGCCAATCATCCAGACCTCAACCTCATACTCTTTGGCGTCGTCCGTGATGTCCTTCATACCCCACTCGCGCAGCATCTTGCCGCTGACGGAGCCCCAATACTGCAGGGCGTCCATCAACTCGCTGTCGGTTTCCATATCCCGCCCCTCGGCGGTGTCTTTGGCGGTGTCTACCGATAACCACTCACGCAGGCCCCCGGTGCCATGCTGGTCGAGCGCGGCGCGTATAGCGTCCTCGCTGTAACCCTCCACCCCAATCATGGCGGTCAGGTCGGCCCGGCTCAGGCGGTGGCGCTCAAACAAATAGGCGTCATCGACGCTCTTGCTCCAGCCCGCTGGGTAAATCATGAACGGGTCTACCCGCTCCCATGTCAGCTTCAGGGACTCAGTCACCACGGGGGTACTGGTGCCGTCGCCTTGGGACTCCCACTTCATGACCGGCATGCGGCGCACGATGGGGCCTTTGATAAACGCCGTCTTGAACACCGTGATGTCGTCCAAGAACTCATTGACTGCATCGAGGTCGCCGCCCTCCACCAGACAGTCTTCAAGCATCACCTCGGCCCGCTGCGCCTCACGCCGTGCGGCCTCCATCAATTGAGCCTGCAACTTGTCCCGCGAGTCCGCCATGATGAGTCGGATGTCCTCCACACTCATGGGCATACCCGACATCTCAGCCTGCATTACCTCAGCGTGGATACCCTGCATCACCTGCGCAACGTCCGCTTGTGGGAGGTCGGGTTTGGGGCTGGGGCTGATGGTCCAGGCTTTCTCGGAGCCCGACCCGATGAGGATGTCCCCCAGCAGCGCCTTGGCCTGACGGGCCTTGGTGGCGAACAGCATCATGAAAATCTGAGACCCGCCCTGGGCTGCCAGTTTGGACTCCATGTCAGCGGAGTACCGCCCACCACGAGAGCGCACGGCGGCGAGCATTTCCTGCTCCACGGCCTGCTTGGCCGATTTGGCCGAAGTCCAGTGTTTGTGCAGCATGGCTGCCAACCCCACAACCACCGGCTCGTTACTGGCTTGGGCGGCGCGGGCGATGGCCGCTGCCGTGGCCTCCTCGGCCAGCAAGGTCTTCAGGGGCTTCATGCTCATGACTCCCCCCACATTGAGCTGCTGGGCTGGGGCGGCGTTCGCCTTGGGAATTTGAAGACCGAGAGGCTGCATAGTGTTACGTGCTTACGCTTGTTAGGTGGCGGGCGTAGCCAGCGGGGGCACCCCTGTGGCCTACAAATTTATGTCGCATGGCGACATAATACCATTGACGTGGTGTTACACGTAGGTGTACGCCGCCTTGACCTGCTTACGCGCCGTGGAGGGCTTGCCGTAGCCAACACTCACACCGGTCTCAAACGCCATGGCCATGTACTGGCAGGAGTCTGCCAAATTCGCTGCGTGGTTCTTGTCTGGAGTGGGGGCACTCTGGTGCGCCTGCGCCTTTCTGAAGCGGTACGCGAACTCGAACCCTTTAATGAGCGCCTTGCACCCTGGGTCAATCAGAAACCCAGGCCCGCCGTCAATTTGGCGCCCCAAAAGGGCCTCAACAGCCCCAATTCGCTTGTCCGGGTCGTTGCTGTACGCCCTTACTGCCGAAAAACCGCGCTTCTGGACCGCTTGGGCCAGTGTTTTTTCATCGACTTGGCTCCTCGAAAAGCATGCCGGGTCCATTGAAAACACCACGTTTTCGGGCCTAAATTGGGGAAATTTGAGCCTAATCATGGGTAAAAGCTGTCTATCCAAGAAAGTCTCGAACCCGTAGGAGTCTCCCTCGGGCACGAAGCACTCCGCAAACACATTTACCCGCCCTTTGGCATCCCGCTGCCCGATGGTGGCCGCCGCCGTGAGCCCGTTGTCGCACCCAACAATGAGCGGGCTGAGTGACTGGGGTATTGGCGTCAGCTCACTGCTGGCCACGTGGAACGACCGCTTAAATGTGTCTTTGTACACTGGGTTTCCGTACTCCCCAGCCCCGAAGTTGTTCTTGATGTACACATCAATCCACCCTGGCTTTTTCCCTTCCACGATGCGCTCGTAGTACAGGGGGTCCAAATTCTCTATGTTCTCGGCATCAGGGTTCAGCTGGCCATCTTCGAGCATGGCGGGGGGTTGCAGGAAAATCTCAGCGGTCTTGGGCGGGTCCGTAATGAACTCGTGCCAAAACGACTCCTGTGGTGGGGGGTTGGTGCTGAAGATGACGCCGGGGCAGTTGACCCCACCTTGTGCACGGCTGGGGAACCGGGCCACGCGCCCTTGCAGTCCGCTGATGATTTCCTCACCAATCTCACGGGCCTCCTCCACCCACGCACCACTCAGCTCCAGGGACAGAAGGCGGCGCACGTCTTGCGGTTCGTCGCACGCCAGCAGCAGCAGCTCGGCATGAACAATGGTCCGGTCAGCCAGCCGGAACCGCATCTCGAACACGTTGTCCGTCAGCCGCCAGTGCCCGAGGGGGGCGCCACCCAGCTTCATGGGCATCTCGACCAGCCAGGCATCTATCAACGGTTTCACGGTGGCCTTGAGCTGCTGGTTGGTATTTCGCAGTATCCCCCACTTGCTCCGTCGTGTCCCGCCAAAGTCGGTCTGTGACACTGCCCGTTGCCACAGGTCCATCAAGGCCACTGTTGATTTCCCACCACCGACCGGCCCCATGATGAGTTTCAGGAACGCCTTGGACTTGAGGAACTTGTCCCCTGTGGGGCTTGCAATGTATTTAAGCATCTTGGATGTCTTGGTTGACGCTCACAAAGCCCGCAAACTTCGAGTTGATGGTGGTGGCGACCCAGTCGTCATTTGGTAGTTCGACCGCTTGTTGGTCAGCGGGCATCTGGGACACCTGCATGCTGCCTCCGTTGAGGATAATGTTGAAAATCGGCAACCCATCGTTGGGGTCCGCTTTTTCTTTCTTGTTCCACCCACCGTGCAGTTCGGTGAGTAGTCGTGACACCTTGATGGCGTCGTCC